CATATAATTACTTGGATCATATTCGGCCCTTAATATAACTAATGTACTTGTATCAACCTCAATCGCTTTGTTATAATAATAAAAATTCGAATTTACTAAATATAATGAAGGGTCATACCACATATCATTAATTCGATCATGATCAAATTGAATATTTGTTAATGTAAATGTATTATCTAAATAATATTCTCTACAATACGAATCACTGTGATATATGCTAAATTCGTTGTTCTTTTCTATGGCACTTTCGGTTGTCATTATAAAATTAGTAAATGCAGAAAATGCATGTTTTGCTCGAATTTCATATATACTTGTATCTAAGAATAATTCGGGAAGTGGCTTATCAAAGGTGTGCCTATTTCCTGATACGTCTACTACTCTATAAGTAGCTCCCCATGAATATCCATTATTAATATCGGTGGCTATTAAAGCAACTGCTTGCTGTTCTTTGAATGAATAGTTAGCAATATCTGCAACATAAGACGTTTCATTATTGCTTACAGTTGTTACTTCTCTGCGAGTATCATTTAAAATGAATAATGCATTTGAAGCGTTGGTAACAAAGGAAGCAGGCAATGCATTTAATGTTATAGAAGCCGGATTAGTTAACGTTGCCGATACAATGTTTGCGCTTATTTCTTGTATTAATGAGTAGTTTTCTCTACTATATTGTAATATTTGAACTTGATCTCCTGTAATAAAATTTTGAAAATCTTTATCAACGGTGATAGTGTTTCCAGAACGAGTCAAAATACGTTCAGTTATATTTGTTATTCGATTAAGAGAATAAGGCTCCATAACATCTTGAAAATATGTTACAGAAGGAATTTTTATGTATGGACGTCCAGTGTTATCAAATTCTATTTTAAGACCTTGTAAAGAAATATAACGATCATAAATAGGATAACGATTTCTTGAAATTAGCGTATTTACTTCAGCCATTGACATGTACTTACTAACATCATAACCCATAAATGTAGAATTATCTACAAGCAGATAAATATTAGGTGATTTAACCCATACTTTATATGGCGTTAAAGCTTTATTGTATATTAATGTATTGTATCCGTCCCATGCTCTTAATTCTAATGTATAATCTCCTATATGATTAACATGCATTACGTGAATACTATTATCTATTTCATATATCCCTGGAGCATTTCCACCCGTGAATGCTGAAGGGTCACCATTATAATAAACTGTTGGGTTTATCTGCCATAAAGGTACACGAGGAGAGGTATATACAAAATTAGTAGTAATCATTTGTTCCTCTATGCTTGTATCATAATGCCAATTTATATAGCTCATTAGATTATCGGATGATGACGTTAATCCAGCATTCATTTCAATTTTGCCATCTAAAATATCGAGTATGTATTCTTTATTTCCAAGTGATATCCTATCCCCTACACCATCAATTGCATAGTAGTTTCGGAATTTAAGAAGAGGCACCTCATAATCATTATCATACACATATTGTAATCTGCTTCCAGGCTCCCAATGAAATGATACATAATCATAAAATGTGTTTATAGTGCCGCTCGAAGATTCCATCACATAGTGATCAATATAAGGTGTAATAATTACAGTTTCTTCTTCTGCAATTACAGAAGCATCTTTAGTTAATGTAAATAAATATGGCTTATTTACGATATTGTAAATTATAGATGAATCTTTAGTGACTAATATTCCTCTTCCGCTTGTAATTTTATACTCTCCCTTACTACGTAAATTTTTACTATCTGATGCATCTATTGTAATATGCGTGACAGGTGATATTGTATATGCTATTGAATTTGCCCATATATCATCTATGCTTGGATCTCTTAAATATGCTTTTTCAAGATATATGGTTAAATTACTTGAAACATCATAGAAAACTGATGATACATCAAGAATATTATAAAATCTTATATCATTTTCATATATAAATAAAGGATTTGTCACAAGCGTTGAACCTATAACACCTGCGTTATCTTTTTCAACTGATAAACGATATGAAATTTCATTTACGTGTTCAAGAGGATATCCAAAAGTTGCCCCAACTAACATGTAATTGCTGGGATTAGCGAGATAAGACGGATCTTGTAAAGAATAATATACGTTTGGAGTATTGGGATTCCACGCAGAATGAGCCATGTCAATAAAACGACATGTTAAATTTTTTATAGTTAAATCATTTATTTCTTTTATAGATAAACGAATACTTGCATCACCTTGTACTAATTCAGAATTAACATCTAAGGCATAAGGAGTTAAAGGTTGATGCACATTATAATTAAATCCTATATTATCTGTTGAATAAACAAGATTTTTAACTCTTTCAAAATATACGCCTTCTCCTGTTATATCAATAATACGACAATTAACACCTATAATGTATTTTTCAAGCCACTTTTTAAGGGCATTTAATTTAACAAAAACCTCTTTTAAATTATACGCATAACAATTTTCAGTTAAAGGTGTTCCATAATCGTCTAAAAAGCCCGTTTCTCTTGTTATACAATAAAACATTGATAACTGATTAAGCTTTTTAAGAGTTTGTCGTTGTCTAGGGTCAAACATCTGAATAGTTTGAGTTCTGCCTAAAACCTTTTTGCCTGTAATGTAATCAAATACATCAGGTGCACTGTATGAAACTAAAAAAGATAATCTTGTCTTTCTATGTATATCTTTTACGTCTAAAAACCATTCGCGAAAATAAATATCATCATAACCTAACCATTTAACAGCATTTATTAACGCCTTATATGTTCCTACGTATGGCATGATTTTATCATGCTCAAGTATCATATGTTTTGATTTTTGATTAAGTAACTTCCAATCGGGGTAATCTTCGTTAATATCCGATTCTTTAAATAATTGTAGAATATCTTTTGGGTCAGGCAATCCAAAATTTCCTAATAATGTTCGATGTCTTTCATCTTCTCCAATCGATTCTGCGTTAACAACAATATCAGCTATAATATATAATGTGTCATCAACAAGATGATACATTCTTAATATTCTTTCAAAGACACCTTCAACGTCTGATTTGAATCCTATATTTACTTGTAAGGGCACATTAGGTGCATAAGTACTAATGTCAAAGGCAATAACATTTGTCCATGTAATTTCATTTGTCCATTCATTAACATCAAAAAACTGAATTTCATCTTCTTCACCTACTAATTCCATAATTAAAATATAATTACTGGCATCATAGGGACGAATATATGAACTACCATCTTGTTCTAATATGCTCAAGTGTTCTGTTTCAACTAAACCTTGGGATACTGGTTCTAAAAACACTGCGGCAGCATATGTAACCGAAGGATACACAAATGAGGCATCTAATGTAACATTTATATCACTTATAGATTTAGTTGTTATTCCCTCGGGATTAAAAATTGATATATCTCTTGTTATTATTGTGGCTTCGGTAGAACTTAACGGAAATACACCAGTAGCATAATCATATGTATAAAAAACTGATACGTCATTATTATCGTACAAATATCCTTCATTAGTAATCTTTGTATCCACTACAAACCCTGAAGGATCTACGATTAAAAATCCTTCGGCGTTTTTCCCTGTAGGCGATTCAATCTTTAAATTAACAGTTGAAAGTGGTATCCAATTAAGATTAGAACCTTTTTTATCAAATATTTTCCAATTTTGTATGTTCATTATGAAATATTCGTTGTATTTTTATCGTGTGCAATACTAAACCATTTCTTTATCAATTTTGAATATTCTATTAAGTTGTATATCATACTTTCGAGAGCACCATATAAAGAATGTTGTAAAGGATTTGCCCAAATTTCGGGTGACGTTCCCTTTTTTAAAATTTTTCCTTTATATCCAAAACCAAGATTAAGAAACACATCATTCATATGTTTTGCTTGATAAAGATAAGAAGGCCTTACAGTATATTTTTTTCTTCTTTCGTCAGTATTCATCTTATAAATTATTTAAAACTACAACATTATTTTCAGAGTTAATATCTTTTGATGTATATCCTCTTACTTGAATGTTAATTGATGATAATTTATTTTTAACTATGCTATCTTCGTAATATGTTCCATTGGCGTTTTCAAAACCTCCTCGAATCAAGGGATAAACGTCTTTAATTGGAACTTTATTGCTAAATGCATCAATAACATATCTTTCAAGAATTATGTCTCCGTATTCATCAATACCGTAATGATTACCGTATATATTTTTATTGTTTTTATCTGCATCAAACCAAACATTAACAGAGTCTACTCCATCTATATCTTCAATAACTTTAACAAGATCAGATGCAGGTATTCTATCTCTTCGTGTATTAGTTAAAAAGTATTCAGATGTCTTTGAAATTATATCTTGACGAACAGTGTCATAAACGCTTCCTTCCCATAATATCAATGACATGTTTAACGTAAATCGAGGATATTTTAAATCTAATATTACATTGTCAACTGTTAACACTCTTTGCCCACTTTGTTCAATTAAATCTAATATTGCATATTTTTCATCAATTGATAATTCAAATGCCTCTTTGGGACAAGTGTAATAGTTATAGCCTCCGGTTAATCTTTTTGTAATATCGGGGATTAAAAATAAATATACGGTATTATCATCTAAACGGTGATAATTTATTTCTTCTTGCCATTTAATCAAATTATCATAGGCATTATTGAGTTCTGTTTTTTTAGCAATTGATTTTTCAGAATTTGCACCGTATGTAGCAAGCAATTTTCGATATTCAAGATTAAGATCTTCATATATTGTTTTTGCTTGATTATACTTGTCTAACACATATTGATCATCATATGTCTGAAATCCTGGTATAGCATCTATAACAGAAAAGATATTTAATTTTCTTAAGAAATATATGTAATTGTTTGCATTAGCAAGAACAAAACTTCTTGATGCATGAGGTGCTAATAGTCGAGTAAGATATAAAGGTTCATCACTAGTTCCAAACATTAATTGGTTTTTGATTGTTACAGTTATGTATTTGTTTAAATCCATTTTATCACCTTTAGGTGAATATCCCGATGTAGTAAATTTCCAATTTTCTTTTGCGTTATTTTCCATTGCATTTAGATTACCGGCAGGGCCATCAGTAATTAAATATTCAACTAATATTGTTGATCCTAAACCGGGTATTGCACCATTGTATCCATTCCCAAAGAATACATCTATGCCACCCGTTTGTCCAGTTTTAACCATTACTGATTTTTCATTGAATCCCATATCTAAAATAGAATTTACAATTTCCCATTTTTCACCATTTACAAAAATGCTAATGTAATAATTGTCTATGCTAGCACCCTTTTTATTTTGAAAGTTAAACGATTGCAAGGGATCTCCTGAACCAGTCGCTTGCTGATATTCTATTTTTCCTTGTACAACATTAACTTCTAACGTATTTGTTATGCTTTCTAAATTATATAATGCTTCTTCACCAGGTAATATTATTGTATATGTTAAACCATTTTGATTATTAACTAATGTCGTATAATTAGGAATAATTAACATTGTTGTATCTGTAGGAAGTTTTCGGCCAGAGAAGGAAAATTTTAAAGTTCCACGAGCAGCCATGGCTCTTGATGGATTATGTCCCGTTAAACTTGCTAATCCTTTTATACTTTGAGGTCGAGTTGCTGTTTTAAGATTTAATTCTGTTATGGAATCTTCGATATAAAATAAAATCATTCTTCCGTAATGAAGTATGACTTGAAGTAATTGTCCCATCGGAGAAGCCATTGTAAAATATTGGCCTAATTCCCCGTATGTCTTTTTAATGAAGGCTAAAGCATCTTCATAAAGTTCTGAAAATTTTATTCTTGTTGTTGTAAATATTTCCATATTTTTATTTATTTTATAAGTAACCCGATAGCTCTTTGATCATTTATAAAAAAATCAATAATAGCATAATCATAATTTTCGGCTTTTCCAAATGAAACAACTGGACGAATGTCATAATCCTTTGTTTCATTAATGTATCTATTTATTTGATCTTTAATTTTTTCTTCCAATTGATTTTTGTTTATACGAGATTCAAACACAAGATCATCTATTCCTACACCAAACGCGATATCTCCTAATACTTCTCCGGGATGTGTACTCATTATTACTTTAATCTTACTAATGATCGATTCTATAGCATCACGATGTTCTAGAACGCCATATTGAAAGTTAGGATCCTCGGGATCACGAATATAAATATCACGTATCATTTATTTTTTATTTATATATTCTTTAGAAAACAAAAGGGAGTCGTTACTCCCTTTAATTTATTTACGTTCAAATAATCTTGGATAATGAGGTTCTTGAATACTTTCATCCCCAACTCTGGCCATTTGCCATTGTCTTTTTCTTCTATAGCGATCACTGTTTGATCCCCAGCCAGGTGGTACTTTTCGTTTTTTCTTAAGAAGTGGTGATAGGATGTGTTCTTTTGCCCGATCTTCCTCAGGAACGTCTTCACTTCCAATATAATCTTTAGGGTGGATATGCGATATTTTAAATTTATCGCTATTATCAGTATACATAAAATCCCATTCGCCAAATTCTGAATTATGCATCATTTCGCCTTTTTGTATTTCTCCTGTATCTTTTTTCCTGATTATTTCTACTAACCATTCAGGATCACCCATAATATTAACATCTAATTTTTTAGACAATTCGTCAATAATTTTTTTAAAAGTTTGGGCATCTGGGTATGTCCAAAACGATATAAGTTTTTTGTCTTTCCAAATTCTTCCAGGGTATTTAAAAGAATTTCTTTCTATGTTATAGACTATATTATTTTCAGGATTTTTAATCACAATGTTAAAATGTGTATTTCCTTTTTCGGAAATATATAATTTTCCGTCAAATACCCCAAATGCATAATTTTCACCATCTGCCCAGATAAACTTTCTAAAATGTGTAAAATTTCCATCATAATACATAGGATAATTAACTACATCGGGATTTTCAAATAATTTTTGACTTTCATCTATTTCTCCGAAATCTTCATAGCTAAAACGATATTTAAACTGAGGATTTTTCTTCTTAAGAGTTTGTATTAATTTTTCTGTTGAAGGCCCAAAATTCTCAAACGTATCACTTGCAACAAAAACATATTCATCATAAAAACGATTAAGTAATAAGAAGTTTTCTTGATCTTCATATACGCCTCCGACATTTGCTATTTGAGATGCATATTTATTATAGTAATCTGTATTAATTACTTTAGCATCGATTAAAGCATTAGCCATTAAACCATGATTAAAAGGCATATTATACATTGCAACATATAAATTTCCGTCTTTGTCTGCTATTGCACGAACCTTATTATCAAATCCGTCCAAAGAAGGCGGGTTAATAATTATAGGCGTTTTTGGCAATTTACTATTCCAAGAAGGAACTTTTGTAACTATTTTATAATTAGAACGTAATTCAACAGGTTTATCGGAAGGCATAATACCAAAACGATCTTGATAAAATTTAGCCATAACGCTATTTCCTTCATTAACTTTAGATGTTTTATTTTTTGCCCTAATCAATTCATCCCATAAATATGGATAAAATTTATACTGGGGGTTAACTTTTTCTGCCGCTTTAATAAATAGAACATATGCTTTACGTGCTTCTTCGATATTTGGCATCTTATATTTTATTTTATACCCACCACCTTCAAAATTATAATCGCTATCTAATATAGAATTTGATTCTCCTAAAGCAAATTCATTTTCCTCCCAAATTCTTTCAATTGTAACAAATTTTTTCGGAATATTCATCCACCAAAAATCTTGAAATTCTATGTATCCAGCATCTGAAAGTTCTTGAATTAAACTAAAATGAGTAGCTTCATCATTAATAAAAAGATATAAATTTCCTTGAGGATCAATTAGTCCCCTTGCATTTTTACAAATATGTCGAAGACTCGAAGGATTTTTTATAATTCCTTTTTTAAATGATTTAGTTGAAATAATTACATCTCTATCAACTTGATCTTTTTTAATATTTAATACTTGTTGTTTAGCATATTTTTTCTCAAAATCTGAAAACTCTTGAGGAATATAAAACATACGTTCTTTTGCAATATCGGCGACATCTTCTTTTAATCGAGGGTAATATTCATTGCCAAATGATTCAAATAATTTATTTATAGGAATAAGCATTACATATTCATTATATTTAGTTAATGATCATAAACCAATCGGCTGTACTATCAGTTTTGATTTTTTCTGTAAGTTCAGTTAATTCTTCTTTACCTTCAGCTCTAATATCATTGTAATTAATTTGAACACCACCAATTAACGTCATATTAAATGTTCCCAGTATTCTTGCTAATTGGATTTTACATTTTGCAATAACCCATTTAAGAAAAAGAGGATCATCGTATAAATCTTCTTCGGGAATTTGATTAAGAGTTGTAACCCATAATGATTCTACTGGATCACGTCCAGTTATGATTAATCGTTTTGTATTAATATTAAAATGATGATTAATGTCTTTAAGGTTATATTGTCGAGCTAAATCCCAGAAACTCCATTGTACTGTACGATATGTTATTTGATCAGATGATAAAGGCGTTAAATAAAGATCAGCTGCCATTAATCTATCAAATGTTAAATCGGGGTCATGAATCCCAAACACTCTTTGCCCAGATGTCATTTCATAGACATATTTAACAGCCATAACACATGGAGGCAATTGAAATGTTCTTGTATCTTTCCATTCTTGTGTATGATAATACTTTTTGTCTAAAACATACCAAGCATCTTGCACAGCATCTCTATACTCACGATACATCCACTCCTTTTCAATACCTATGATTCTTTCAACTTCAACTTCAGGAAGTGAAAACGGAATTGCACAACTTGCTGTTATTTCATTATCAACTAATGATATAAAATCTTGTTTAGTCATTATAACGTTTATTTTATTGTAACAGATTCAATATAATCTGAGCCATCGCCATCCCAATAAAAATTCTTTTTATATTCACCACGCTCGGGATCAACGATAATCCCAAAACTATGTCCAGGGTTACCAATATCTTTCATGTATTCAATTAATTTTTTTAAGTTTTTTCCTGAGCCTTTACGAACAGTGACAATTACTTGTTCAGTATCATTTTCTTCAAATAAAAAATTTTCTTTAATTAATTTAGCTCTCATATTTTTTATTTATTTCTTTTATTCATATTTTTAATGTATGTATAATCACGAATTTCTTCTACACGTACAGCATCATTAGGTTTTGGCATTGGCATTTCTTTAACTATAACTGTTGAATTTTCATCTACTTTCATTCTTTTTCCTACTGTTGCAAATTTAAC